GGTAACTTCGTATCGCAAAATTTCACTAGGCACAAATTTACAAATTGATTTACATTGCTTACAAACTGACCTTTTCCAAAATTATTAACCCTAATCAGGGCGGTATATTATACCATATTTACACAAGTACGCTATTGTAAATAAAAATAGCATTATCAGATTTACACTATGGCTCTTATCACCAGAAAAGAAGCAGCAGAGAAGATGGGTGTGACTATACAAGCGGTATATATGGCGATTAAGCAAGGTCGTCTTACGGCAATGGAGGATAACCAAGGCAACATTGTTATCAATAGCGACACAATGGTTGCAGAATGGAACAAAAAGTCTGCTTTTAGACAGATGAAATCAAAGCCACAACCCTCTGCACCAAAACGTAAGCGATCTTCAATAACTACTGACTCTATACCTGAGTACGAAGAAAGTCGAGCCAGAACAGAACATCTAAAAGCTGAGTTGCTTGAGTTAGAACGTAAGCAAAAAGAAGATAGTCTTGTACCACTAAAAGAAGTTCAACAAAAGTGGACAGAGGTTATAACAACAGCAAGAACAAAATTATTAGGAATATCATCTAAAGCAAAACAAAGATTACCTGATTTAGATACAAACGCAGTCAGTTGTATAGATGACATCGTTAGAGAAGCATTAGAAGAATTATCTGCTGCATGAGCAATATTTCATCGTTAGAGAAAATTGCATTTGATAGTTTTAAGCCGCCTAGGAAGTTAAGTCTTAGTGATTGGGCAGATGAGTATGCTTATTTATCGGCAGAAAGTAGTGCAGAGGGTGGTAGATGGAGAACATTGCCATATCAAAAGGGAATGATGGATGCAATTACTAATCCTGATATAGAGCAGATAACAATAATGAAATCAGCCAGGGTTGGGTATTCTAAGATTCTTAATCACGTTATTGCATATCATATACATCAAGACAGTTGTCCCATTATGGTCGTGCAACCGACAATTGAGGATGCCACTGGTTACTCAAAGGAAGAGATTGCACCTATGCTTCGAGACACACCATGTTTACATGGTCTTGTAAGTGATGCTAAAGCAAAAGATGGTCAGAATACACTTTTACAAAAACAGTTTCCGGGTGGCACATTATCTTTAGTAGGTGCTAACTCACCAAGAGGATTTAGAAGGGTTAGCAGAAGAATAGTTTTGTTTGATGAAATAGATGGCTATCCTTTATCGGCTGGTACTGAAGGAGATCAGATAAAGCTAGGTATTAGAAGAACAGAATATTATTGGAATCGCAAAATTGTATCTGGTTCTACTCCGACTGTAAAAGATTTTTCTCGTATAGAAAAGATGTTTTTACAGACAAATCAACAACGATATTATGTGCCATGTCCGCATTGTGGTCATATGCAATATTTGAGATGGGCGCAGTTTAAATATGAAAATGATGATCCTGATACAGTTCACTATCAATGTGAGTCTTGTAACTATTTAATACCACGTTTTAAGAAAAGATGGATGGTAGAACGTGGCGAGTGGAGGGCGACAGCCCCCGGAAAATCTAAACACGTTGGTTTCCATATATGGGCTGCATACTCTTATTCCCCTAATGCGAGTTGGGCAAATCTTGTAGAAGAGTTCTTGTTAAGTAAAGATGATCCAGAGCAACTTAAAACGTGGATAAATACAATACTAGGAGAGACATGGGAAGATGAGTATCAAGCAAAAGTTGGTGCAGATGCGTTAATGATTAGAGCATCAGAAGCAACTTATGAAAGAGCAAAACCTCCAGAAGAAGTTTTATTATTGACTGCTGGTATTGATACACAGGATGACAGATTAAGTTTGTCAGTTTTTGGTATTGGTAGAAATGAAGAAATGTTTTTAATAGATCGACAGGTTTTATATGGCTCACCAGCTAGAGCAGATGTATGGAAACAATTAGACGAAGTTTTGCTTGGTAAGTTTAAAAATGTAAATGATGTAGAACTAAAAATTGAAAGTGCTGCGATTGATACTGGTGGTCACTTTACGCATGAGGTTTATCAGTACGTTAGAGAAAGATCTCATATTGGTTTGATTGGTATAAAAGGTGTTGGTCAGAAAGGAAAACCACCATTAGGCAAACCTACAAAAGTAGATATTAACTTTACAGGTAAAGCATTAAAGAAAGGAGTGCAATTATTTCCTGTTGGCGTTGATGTAATTAAAACAACTCTTAGTAACAAGCTAAAAGATGCAGAAGTTGGTAAAGGTTATATACATTTTTACCCGACTATCACACCAGATTATTTTCAAGAGCTTACAGCAGAAAAACAGGTACTAAAATATAAAAACGGCTATCAAGAACGTGTTTGGGTTAAAAAAAGCAATGCTAGAAACGAAGCATTAGATGAAATGGTCTATGCGTGGGCTGCATATCAGCGATTGTTGCAAAAATATGATCGAAGAACTAT